GGACGAGCGACTGACCAGCCTGGAGCGGGATGCCCTGACGCACATTATCCGGAGGGTGGGGAGGGCTTTGCGGTGATCTGGCGTTACGACACCAAGGAGCGCGTGGTGATCGCGGTGTTCCGGGCAATATCTGAGGCAACGAGGGAGGCGGGCAAGCCATGAAATACTGGGCTTGGGTGGTTTATACCCTGGTGTGGGACATGTTTGTCTGGGGAGGTTTTACCTATCTGATTTATTGGCACGGCGCATCTATGTTGTGGTACTTGGCAGCAGCGGTGATGACCATGCAAGGCAACGCCCCGTGGAGGGATGAGACCGATGAGTAGCGTCGAGTGGATTACCGATAGACGGCAGCCATTTTTTATCAGATCCACGTGTGGCCATTGGCAGATTAGCAAGGCCCTCATCCACGATGGCGCCAGGTATAGCCTATGGGATCTACGTAAACGCGATGATCCTGCGGATATATTTGACACCCTGGCCGAAGCAAAAAATATGGCGGAGGCGAAGAATGCTTGAAATTTATACTCTGCTCAATCCCAAAGTCGCTAACCTCAACGGCACCGGCGGAATCCCCAGTATCACGCCGGAGGATGTCTCGGCTTGCCTCGGGAGAATCCAAGCAACAGGCCCGGCGCTGCTGGTCCGCACGATGGCCGGTGACCTGAGCAGCCTCAAGCCGCTACATCAAGCGTTCCGGCAGCACGTCGCTCACCTGGCCATGCTCAAACACTGGAAGACTGGACCGAAGTACAACGACTATTTCGAGGGGTTATGTGAGAGCGTGCTGCATTTTTATCTGAAACCTCGGATCTGCTATCGGTGCAAAGGGCATACATTCGTCACCCTGCGCACGGGACAAATTACAGATTGCCCAGTGTGTGTGAGACGGGACGAATACGGAGCGCGGGTGGTCGTAATCGACACCATGGAAAAGGACAAGGCTCGCGCCGCCGGAATCCCAATCGAGACATGGCAGGATACATGGCAAGACCGATACAGGGCGGCAAGAGATATTCTGACGTCGTGGGAGGAACAGGCAGATCATGCGACAAAAAGAGTGTTTCGCCCGGATGTTTGACAACACCCCTGTATTTTGGCATATTCTGCAGCAAGCGGTTCTTTGTCCGCTTTCCAAATTCCACGCCCTGACCTCATCCGAGCTCGGGGCTTTTGCTTTTATGAGGTCCGGTGGATAATGTCCCGTCTATAAAAAAGCTCCAGGTCGCTGACCTCATCCCCTACGCACGGAACGCGCGCACTCACACGGACGCACAGGTCGCGCAGATAGCGGCGAGCATCAAGGAGTTTGGCTGGACGAACCCCGTCCTGATCGACGGCGAGCGCGGCATCATTGCGGGCCACGGGCGGGTGCTGGCGGCTCGCAAGTTGGGCATAGACGAGGTGCCCTGCATCGAGCTGGCTCACCTCACGGAAGCACAGAAGCGAGCCTATATCCTCGCCGACAACCAACTGGCTGCCAATGCTGGCTGGGATATGGAGCTGCTCAAGATCGAGCTGGGCGACCTGGACGAGGCAGGTTTCGACCTGTCGCTCATAGGTTTTGACGAAGGCTTCCTTGCCGGACTGCTGGAGGACCTGCCCGAAGGCTTGACGGACCCTGACGAAACGCCAGAAACGCCGGAGCAGCCTGTAACGCAGCCGGGCGATGTGTGGATATGCGGCAAGCATCGGGTGATGTGCGGGGATAGTACGGTCCTCACGGATGTGGAGCGGCTATGCAACGGTGCTCAGGTGGACATGCTGCTGACGGACCCGCCGTACAACGTCGCCTACGAGGGCAAGACGGCAGACGCCATGAAGATTCAGAACGACGCCATGGCCAGCGAGGACTTCGTACAGTTTCTCACGGACGCCTTTGTAACTGCTCACGCCGTCATGAAGCCGGGTGCGGTGTTTTATATCTGGCACGCGGACTCTGAAGGGTTGAACTTCAGGCAAGCCTGCAAGAATGCCCAACTGACGGTGCGGCAGTGCCTTGTCTGGCGTAAGAACACCTTTGTCATGGGGCGCCAGGATTATCAGTGGCAGCACGAACCCTGCCTGTACGGCTGGAAAGACGGCGCAGGTCACCTTTGGGCATCTGACCGAAAGCAAACTACGGTGCTGGATTTTGACAAGCCGTCGCGCAACGGCGAGCACCCCACCATGAAGCCGGTCGCCCTGTTTGAGTATCAGATGCTGAACAATACCAAGGGAGGCGATATCGTCCTGGGCCTGTTCGGCGGCTCCGGCACCGCCATGATTGCCGCAGAGAAGAACGGACGCATCGCTCGCTTGATGGAACTCGACCCACGCTACTGCGACGTAATCATCACCCGCTGGCAGAACTTTACCGGCCAGGAGGCCACACTTGAATCCACAGGACAAACCTACGCGGAAACGAGGCAAGCCGCCGTTTGAGCCGACCGATGAGCAGCGCCGCACGGTAGAGATGATGTCGGCGATGGGCGTCCCGCAGGAGGACATCTGCCGGGTCATTCTCGGGCGCAACGGCAAGCCGATAGACGCCAAGACGCTGAGGAAACACTTCTCCGAGGAGCTGGCCACGGCGGCCATGAAGGCGAACGTCAAGGTGGCCAATGCGCTGTTTCGGATGGCCACCGACCCGAAGGGCGGCATGAAAGCGGTGACGGCCCAAATATTCTGGCTCAAGACGCGCGCTCGCTGGAAAGAGACTTCTGCTTATGAGTTAAGCGGCGCCGATTCCGGCCCCCTGCAAATCGTCATCACCCAGGACGACGACAAACTCTAAACCATGGCGCTGACCCCCAAGCAGCGCGAGGCAAACCGGCTTCTGGGCGGTGAGCAGCGGCACACCCTACTGGTCGGTGGCTCGCGCTCCGGCAAAACGTATCTGCTCACCCGCGCCCTGCTGATCCGGGCGCTCAAGGCCGAGTCGCGGCACGCCATATTCCGGCTGCGGTACAACGCGCTCAAAGCCTCGGTGGTGATGGACACGCTCCCGAAGGTGATGCAGACGGCATTCCCCGGCCTCACCATCAAGCTCAACCGTAACGACGGCTACGGGGTGCTCCCGAACGGCAGCGAGATATGGTTCGCCGGACTGGACGAGAAGGAGCGTGTCGAGAAAATTCTCGGCATGGAGTTCGCCACGCTGTACTTCAACGAGTGCAGCCAGATTCCCTACGACAGCGTGCTCACGGCCCTCAGCCGACTGGCGCAGCGGGTAGACGGTCTGCGGAACAAGGCTTTCTACGACCTGAACCCGACCGGGACGGGGCACTGGACGTACAAGCTGTTCATTGAGGGCAAGGACCCGCGCACGAATCAGCCAATAGCGAACCCGGAGCAGTACCGGAGCCTGTTCATCAACCCGGCGGACAACGCCGAGAACATCGACCCAGACTACATCGCAAGCCTCATGGCGCTCCCCGAGAAGCAGCGGCGGCGGTTTTTGGACGGGCGCTATGTGGCCGAGATCGACAACGCGCTCTGGACGCTGGACATCATCGAGCGGCAACGCATCCGGCCCGAGCAGATGCCGATGCTCACGCGCATCGTGGTCGCGGTGGACCCGTCGGGATGCTCCGGCCCCGAGAACTTCCGCTCCGACCAGGTGGGCATTTCGGTCTGCGGCCTCGGCATCGACGGCAACGGCTATGTGCTGGCAGACCGCACAGGCCGCTACTCGCCCGAGACCTGGGCCCGCATTGCGGTCGATACCTACCGCGAGTTCTGCGCCGACAAGATCATCGCCGAGAAGAACTTCGGCGGCGATATGGTCCGCGCCGTGCTCCAGGCCTACGACCCGCGCGCACCGCTGGAAATCATCACGGCGACACGCGGCAAGGTGCTTCGGGCCGAGCCGATTGCCGCGCTGTACGAGACGGGCCGCGTGTTTCACGTCGGCACTTTTGAGGGACTGGAGGACCAGATGACGAACTTCAGCGCCGCCGGGTTCCTGGGCGACCGCTCACCGGACGCTGCCGACGCCATGGTCCACGCCCTGAGCGCGCTCATACTCCAGCCTGCGGCAACGCCTCTGGTCTACGGCGGCCTGCCGATCTGATGGGATTCCTGGACACTCTATTCGGGCGCAAACCTTCGCCTGCGCCCAACCCGGTCGGTCGCGCCATTGCGGGCCTGTTCTCGGCGGCTGCGCGCAAGGCACACCCGGAGCGCGACAGCTACGTTTATCCGCGCTTCACCCCACTGGGTGCGCCGCTGGTCGACCACCAAGCGGTGTACAAGCCCGTCCCGATCAACCTGCGGGCGTTCACGCGCACGACGTACTGTCGCCGGGCGATCAACGTCATCAAGGACCCCATCCGGCAACTGGAGTGGGAAATCCGGCCCGTAAAGCACGGCAAGCCGCGCCCGGACTGGAAGCGCCGCGCCGAGATCGCCACCTACTGTCTGCGCCACCCGAACGACTCGGACTCGTGGGGCACATTCCTTGAGCAGCTTGTCGAGGACTACCTCGTCGGGGCGGCCAGCTACGAGCAGCAATTGAGCAGCGACCCGCGCCGCCCGATCTGGATGTGGCCGGTGGACGGCATGACAGTGCAGATATACCCGCTGTGGACCGGAGACGATCCAAAGTCGCCGCACTATCTGCAGGTGCCCGGCTGGGGCGCTGCGGTGGGCAACGTCATCGGTGGCGTGCAGTTCCTAGACAACGAGCTGGTCTACATCCGGCCCAATCCATCCACCGGCGACCCGTTCGGCGTCGGCGCGGTGCAGATTGCCTTCGACACCATCGGCAAGTACCTGGGCGTCAACGAGTACAGCGGCAAACTCGCCAGTAACGCCAACCCGAACAACGCTTTGTGGCTCAAGGACCTCACCCCCGAGCAGCGAGACGAGCTGCGGGACTACTGGCAGAACGAGGTCGAGGGGCGCGGCGAGATGCCGTTCTTCGGGGGCGCAGAGCAGCCCGGCGTCCTGAAGTTCAACAACGGCGACTCCAGCCTGTACCTGAAATACATGGACTGGCTCGTGCGCGAGATTGCGACGGCATTCGGTATCAGCCCGCAGAACCTGGGCCTTGAGGCGGATGTGAACCGCAACACCGCCGAGGTGAGCATCAACCGCGACTGGGACACGGCCATCAAGCCGGTCGCCCAGGCCATCGCCGACTACATCAATCGCAAGACTCTGCACCAGCGCCTCGGATGGACGGACCTCGAGTTCCAGTTCATCGGCATGGACCGCGAGGACGAGCAGGCGATTGCGACCATCAACCAGATCTACCTCAAGAACAACGTCCTGACGCCGAACGAGGTCCGCGACAAGCTCGGACTGCAACCGCTCAAGAGCAAGTGGGGCGACATGCTGGCCGCTGACGTTGCGATTGCGACCCAAGCCGCAATGATGCTCGGCGACGATCTGGACCCTGATTTATACCCGGACAAGGGCGTGGCACCCGGCAAGGATTCCGGCCACGCGCCGAGCAATGAAACGGACGGCGACAATGCCGTGAAAGACAACCCCGAAAACGTGAGAGGTGACGAGTAATGGCCCTGATCTACCACAGCACCAAGGCGCTGGACAACGCGCAGCCCGCCGACAGCGCCTGCGTCGTGCTCGGCATCTACACCAACGTCGCCAACGCTGCGGCTGCCGCTGCCGGTGACGCTGTGACCGTCACGCTGACCCTGCAAGGAGAGGTGCCCCCTGCGTATAACGTGCAGGCCATGGCCTCTCAGCCGGCCATCGTGTCGGTTGCCAAGTCCGGCAACACCGTCACCATCACGCTGACCCCGCTATCCAGCACCGTGACGCTTGCGGCGGGAACCGTGGACGTTCTGGTGCTCGGCTAATGGCCGCCCCGATGACCAAGCGGCAAGAGCCGCAGGAAAACCCGGACGCCATCCTGCTGACCACAATTCGCGCTCGGCACGCCCAAGCCGAGAAGGACGCCATGGCCGCACTGAAGGACCGCGATCCTGTCGCGCACAGTCGGCACGTCCGGCTGGCCAACGCGCTCGCCGGAGCGCTGCGCGAGCTGTCCTGAATCTATTCCTCAAGGTGGTGGCTTCGCCCGGTCTCTGGCCGGGTTTTTTATTTCAGGGGGCTGAATGACTGCACGTTGCGCCGGGATCCTGTTCGTCGCACCGGGGCCGCGTTATCTGCTCCTGCATCGCACCGACCGGGATGAGTGGGAAGGCCCCGGCGGCCACATCGAGCCTGGAGAAACGGCAAAGCAGGCCGCCCGGCGCGAGTGCCGCGAGGAAATAGGCTGGGCACCGCAAGGCGTGCTGGCCGAGATCGACCGCAACCAAGCGGCTGGCATCGACTACACGCTGTTCGTCTGCCACGTCCGGCACACGTTCACGCCGCCGAAGCTGAACCATGAGCACGCGGATTTCGTCTGGGCAACCCCGGACAATTTGCCAGCCTCGGTCCACCCGCAGTTGCGCCGCGTCATCCTCGGCCACGCGGTTCAGGCGGCTACACACGAATTCAGCAAGCCCTACAACCTCGGCGACTTGCCGGAGTTCAACGGCGACCACTTCAACCCCCGCGCTCAACCCTTTTACGACCGCCACACGCCGCTGAACGAACGGCAGGGAGGCAAGATTACCGTGGATCACCTGGAAGAACTCGCAGACCTCGGATTGCCCGAGGAAGCCATCGACGCCGCCCGCGTGCCGACCTCTGTGCGGGACAAGCTGCCCAGCTCGGCCTTCGCGGTCCCCGGCAAGCGCAAGCTGCTCATCACCGACGAGAAGCACACGCGCCTTGCCTGGGACATGGTGAGCCGGACGCAGAATCTCACGCCCGAGGAACGCCGGGAAGCGCGTCGCCGCATTCTCCGCCGCGCTCACCAGCTCGGCATCGACACCGACACCTGGAACACCGACATCGAGGCCAGCATGGAGATCACGCTCGATGCCATGAGCCTCATGGTGCCGGACGTGAAAGGCCACCCGAACAAGCACCCGTTTTCCGGCATCGTGACCCGCATCGGCTTGCCCAGCGACAAGCCGCCCGGCGGCTCCATGGGCAAGCGCGTCATCCTGACGCCGGAAGCGGTCGAGGCCGCCATCCCGTCTCTGCTCGGTATGGGCGTGGATTACACCCGCGACTTCGACGGCCACGACCCGCAGGCGAAGATCGGCATCATCACGGAAGCCAAGAGCAAGGGCGATGCCCT